CCGTGTTCAGGTTGAAGTACGCTGGCTGCAAAAGCTGGCCGCCCAGGCAGCAATCAAGGAAGTTCCTGCTTTTGACGAAAAGGCAAACGATTACCTTGATAAAATCGTTGCCGGGTTTAGCGAACAAGACGCCGCGCGCATTAAAACCATCGAACGCACCACCAACCACGACGTGAAAGCGGTTGAGTACTTCCTGAAAGAGAAAGTGGAAAGCGTCCCTGCGCTGCATGCCGTGTCTGAGTTCATTCACTTCGCCTGTACCTCTGAAGACATCAACAACCTGTCTCACGCGCTGATGCTCTCCACCGCGCGTAAAGAGGTGGTGCTGCCTTACTGGCGTAAAATCATCGACGCGGTAAAAGCGCTGTCCGTGGAATACCGCGACATTCCGCTGCTCTCCCGTACCCACGGCCAGCCAGCCACCCCATCCACGATGGGTAAAGAGATGGCGAACGTCGCGTACCGTATGGAGCGCCAGTACCGTCAGCTGGAGCAGGTTGAGATCCTCGGCAAAATCAACGGCGCGGTCGGTAACTATAACGCCCACATCGCCGCTTACCCGGAAGTGGACTGGCACCAGTTCAGCGAAGAGTTCGTGACCTCTCTGGGCATTCAGTGGAACCCGTACACCACGCAGATTGAGCCGCACGACTATATCGCCGAACTGTTTGACTGCATCGCGCGCTTCAACACCATCCTGATCGACTTCGATCGCGACGTGTGGGGCTACATCGCCCTGAACCACTTCAAGCAGAAAACCATCGCCGGTGAAATCGGCTCTTCCACCATGCCGCACAAAGTGAACCCAATCGACTTCGAAAACTCCGAAGGCAACCTGGGCCTGGCGAACGCCGTGCTGCAGCATATGGCAAGCAAACTGCCGGTATCCCGCTGGCAGCGCGACCTGACCGACTCCACCGTACTGCGTAACCTGGGCGTGGGCATTGGCTACGCGCTGATCGCGTACCAGTCCACCCTGAAAGGCGTGAGCAAACTGGAAGTGAACCGTGACCGTCTGCTGGACGAGCTGGATCACAACTGGGAAGTGCTGGCGGAGCCAATCCAGACCGTGATGCGCCGTTACGGTATCGAAAAACCGTACGAGAAGCTGAAAGAGCTGACCCGCGGCAAACGCGTTGACGCCGAAGGCATGAAGCAGTTTATCGACGGTCTGGCGCTGCCGGAAGAAGAGAAAACGCGCCTGAAGGCGATGACCCCGGCGAACTACATTGGTCGCGCTATCACCATGGTCGACGAGCTGAAGTAACGCCCCTCTCCCCCTTTTCGCCCGAAAAGGGGGATGCTTTTCCCCGGTTTACTCAATGTTTATCCCCACAACAACATAATCAGCGTTAGACTGCTTAGCAAAAAACACAACCAACACTAAAACAATAACTTATTTATTTATCAGTAGGTTACATCAATTACAGTGCAGACATTATCGGACAATAATGGTCATTTTATCGCCCCTAATCATGCCCCCAGCACGATTTTGCCCCCAAGTTTGCCCCCAACCCCCTCTTTTGCGTAGCTCCTTCCAGTTTCGTAACACACCGCTTAACACCTCTATACCTGATCAGCATAATCGCCACGAATCCGTTTGTAAGACTTAACCAGCGCGCTGATTTTTCTCCCTGCCCTATACTTTCAGTCTGGCATCCGACTGGAGGTTTCTATGTGTGGACGTTTTGCACAAGCCCAAACCCGAGAAGAATATCTTGCTTACCTGGCCGATGAAGCCGATCGTGATATCGCATATGACCCAGAGCCTATTGGTCGGTACAACGTGGCGCCCGGTACAAAAGTCCTGCTGTTGAGCGAACGCGACGAGCAACTGCATCTTGATCCGGTTTTCTGGGGTTACGCGCCCGGGTGGTGGGATAAACCGCCACTGATTAACGCGCGTGTCGAGACTGCTGCCACCAGTCGAATGTTTAAGCCCCTCTGGCAGCATGGCCGGGCGATATGCTTCGCCGATGGATGGTTCGAGTGGAAAAAAGAAGGCGACAAAAAACAGCCCTACTTCATCCATCGCGCCGACCGCCAGCCCATTTTCATGGCGGCGATCGGCAGTACGCCATTTGAGCGCGGTGATGACGCTGAGGGCTTTCTGATATTGACATCTGCAGCTGATAAAGGACTGGTTGACATTCACGACAGACGGCCGCTGGTTCTGTCACCTGAAGCGGCCCGTGAGTGGATGCGCCAGGATATAGGCGGGAAAGAAGCAGAGGAGATAGCAGCCGACGGCTCAGTGCCGGCCGACAAGTTTATCTGGCACGCCGTGACGCGCGCCGTGGGCAATGTGAAGAATCAGGGTCCAGAGCTAATCGAGGCATCACAATAGTAAGGTCAAAAGAGACCTCTCACGTCCGAAATGAGCGAGAAGCGGAAGCTATTATTTGGCTTTTAGAAAACTTGATTCAACCAGTACTAATTCCGACATTTATTGTAATAATACAGTTAACAACTAGCTATATAATTGTTTTACAGCCGATACCCGTTGGTTTTACTTCATTACATCGCTAAGTTTAGTGATTTCATGCCATTGGTCAGAAACTTGACGCATCAAACCCAATTTCTTAAATTATTGAGCACGTTGTCTTCGCAATTTTTTTTCAACCTCTCTAATTTTACCTGCCATCTGTTGCACAGGGTAAAATCCTTTACCAAATAAAATTTCATTTTTTCTATTAATCACGTTGCTGTAATCTTTAATTCTATTGTAAAGCGTTTCAAACTTGTTATAAAATGACACGCGGCCAGTATTTTTATTTAAAACAACCAATCTTAAATTATCACAATCAGTAATTTTTAAACGTCCATCTTTAACCGCTCTTACAATGGATTTTATTATAGCCGGATCCAGAGTTAGTTTGCCCCCCACATTAAATTGAGAGCTCATATCTGGTTTATAATTAATGACATAGCAGTTAAGATAATGATCAGCGAAATAATCATTAAAAATATCGTTGTAGCCTCTTTTATCAATTTTCTCTATAAATATATTTACCAATCTTCTTGGGGTGTTGTTGAACCAATTTATTACGAGGTTTTGAAGCGGGTTTTTATAGATATATGCAACAATGACAGGTATACGCACCTCAGGTTTGTATTCTATAAGGGAATTATAATTACCGTCACTTACATATTCATGGAAGCATAATTTAAAAGAATCTTCCAGACCTCGAAATGGTTCTTTTAACTCGTTTTTTTTATCAATATCATTTTGGTGATAAATGGTAAAAAAATCCGCGTGTTCAAAAAAATCAAACCGTTGAAGAAGATATTGATACTTGTAATATTGATTGCATGCACCTTCATTGCGAATGTAAATAGAATTTACTGCAATCAAAAACAATACATCATTGCTTATAAGCGATCTGATAAGTGATGTATACTTCTTTCTCCCTACTATATCATCTTTTGAGCCAAAGAAATCTTCCTCTATAAATTTAAGAGTGTGGTACAAAATCCGCATATAAGGGCTGAGAGTAATGTGCCCACTCATCGCATCAAACGCTTCGTAATGTTTTTTAGAGTCAAATAACTTTTTTATGAAACTCCATCCTGAATCAGTACGAACATAGGTATTTACTTTTTCAAGATAAGTGTTGTGTTGCGTTAGAAGCAAGGAAAAACGCTGATTGAAGGCATCCATGCGATAGTTAGCTCGGGTTTCCTCTAATGCATTTTCTGATGTTCTAACAGCACGAAGGGCAGCCTTAGCACTTTTCCTACCTTCATGAGCAGACCACGCTGTTGCAAAAAAAGCAAGCGCTGTAGCAAGCCCTCCTATTATTGCCACATTAGTTTGGAACCAACTCCAAAAAACACCGATTAATATAAAAACGATAACGAATAGTAAAATCATATAAACCCTATGGGAAATTGCCCCATGATAAATGAATTTATAATCTAAAAAGAACGCAGATCATACTAAAAACTAGGCATAAAAGCCATAAGAATTGGATAGTTAGCGTTTTTATCAATTGAAAAAACATCTCACCAATTAATACTTCAATCCTACATTTTGAGCTGACCTGCTCCCTATAAATTTACATATCTCAATGTTTTCAATGTCCGCTTCTGGCACAAAGCGGACCAAGACATCAGGAAAATTTATCGGACTCTAAGCAGATCTGAATATCTCGTCGTATACCGCGGCGAAAGCATTTCTCGCTTCATCTGCCATTGCTGCTGTATGCCTTGGCCAGCAAAGTAGAGTGTCCCTTTACCGTCTTTCGCGTTAAGGAGATCGAGCACTTCCATCAATCTTTCACTACCAGCCCGGGGCGCGTTCTCATCAAACAGGTTAAGCTGGGCCACTCCCTGGCTGAAAAAGTCGCCCAACATGATCCCTGCTTTCTGGTACCGGTTACCATCCTTCCAGATTTTGTCCAGGCACTTTACCGCGGCGTTGATAATGTCGCGGGAATCCTGAGTGGGGGTGAGAAGCTTCATGGACGCACTGTTACCGTAATACGGTTCGTTAAGCGCAAAGGGAGAGGTTTTCACGAATGCAGAAATAAAGCGGCAATACTGATGCTCGCCACGTAGTTTTTCAGCGCCTCGGGCGGCATAAGAGCAAATGGCTTGCCTCATTTGTTCGTACTCGGTAACGCGTTCACCGAACGACCTGCTGCAGACAATTTCCTGCTTTGCTGGTGCAAACTCTTCCAGATCGAGGCATGGTTCGCCGCGCAGCTCCCTGACCGTTCGCTCAAGTACCACGTTAAAGTGTTTACGGATAATCCAGGTGCTTTGTTCTGAGAGGTCCAGAGCCGTTTTGATGCCCATGGCGTTCAACTTCTTACTGATGCGCCTGCCTACGCCCCATACATCTTCTACAGGCACGATAGCCAACAACCGCCGCTGGCGATCGATATTGGACAAATCGACCACCCCGCCGGTCTGGCGCTGCCATTTCTTAGCTGCGTGATTGGCGAGCTTCGCCAGTGTCTTTGTCTGGGCAATGCCAACCCCGACAGTCAGGTGCGTACGCTTCAGAACCGTCGCGCGGATCTCTTTGCCGAACTCAGTCAGATTCCGGCAGTTGCGAACACCTGTCAGGTCACAAAAAGCTTCATCGATACTGTAGATTTCGACGCGAGGGCTCATATCCTCCAGCGTTGTCATCACCCTGTTGGACATGTCTGCGTACAGCTCGTAATTGCTGCTGAAGCAAACAACACCAGCGCGCCGGAACAACTCTTTTTGCTTGAAGAACGGCTCACCCATGGTAATTCCAGCGGCCTTGGCCTCGGCGCTGCGTGCAATTACACAGCCATCGTTATTCGAGAGCACGACCACCGGCCGCCCCCTCAGATCAGGTCTGAACACCGTCTCGCATGATGCGTAGAACGAATTCACATCACAGAGCGCAAACATGTTCAGCTCGCAGATTTAACGATGAAAGTCACGACACCAAACACATCGAGCGTGTCCTCGCTACCGACGATGATCGGTGAGTAGGCGCTGTTCATTGGAATGAGCTGGACGGTCGGGCGCAGCTGCAGGCGTTTAACAGTGAACTCCCCTTCCACCGCAGCGATGACAATGTCACCGTGCTCAGCAGTCCGGGAACTATCCACCACCAGCAGATCGCCGTCGCTGATCCCGGCTTCAATCATCGAGTCGCCGGCAGCTTTTACGAAATATGTCGAGCTTGGGTGGGACACCAGCAACTCATTGAGATCGATACGCTGCTCAACGTAATCAGCAGCCGGGCTGGGGAAGCCGCATTGCACCAAATCGCTAAAAAGCGGGATAGCAATAATTTCGCGTAATTCTGCCGGTCTGAAGAACTCCATGATATATACCTCAAGCACTGTTTTTATATACAGTAGTTTTATTTGTAAATGTCCGCAAGATACAGGACCAACCGTCACTGCTTAAAGCTTCGCCGTTTCGTTTCTAAGTTTCTATGTCGCTTCGGATTATGAGTTTTGTAAATTTTATGCCCGTAACACTTTGTGCGCAGATTTAAGCCGCTTTTGAAACGGGGAATTTTTTATACAGTGTGCACACAGCCACATCGTAGATGATCGCCACCTGCTTTCTATCCACGCCGTTCGCAATCAGTCGGCCCGCCTGGTCCCATTGTTCCTGGGTAAGTTTCGGACGCCTGCCGCCGATTCGCCCTTTCTCACGAGCTGCGGCTAACCCAGCGCGAGTGCGCTCCACTATCAACTCCCTCTCCATCTCGGCCAGGGCAGACATGATGTGGAAAATGAAACGCCCCATTGGGCTGGAAGTGTCGATACTGTCCGTAAGACTTTTGAAGTGGATGCCGCGCTGCCGTAGTTCGTCGACCAGCAGTACCAAGTTCCGCATGCTTCGCCCAAGGCGATCAAGCTTCCACACCACCAGCGTATCTCCCTCTTTCAGCGTCTTAAGAAGCTTTTTCAGCGCTGGCCGGTTCGCTACCGTTCCGCTCATTTTTTCTTCGAAAATTTGTTCACATCCTGCGCGTTCGAGCGCTTGCCGCTGAAGATCCGTATTTTGGTCATTTGTTGACACCCTTACATAGCCAATTTGCATATTTTTCACCCAGTTATTTCTGCTAAAAAATCAGGTGAAGTTATCGGCCAGGCCACTCAAGAGCAATCTATAAAACGTCGGTTTAGGAAACAGCGCAATCAGGGACGTCGGTGCAGCGGCGGGAACGGTCGCAGCCGGCGATGATTCGCGCCTTAATTCTGTTGACGGAAAATCAGGAGGCACGATTTCATCTGCTTTAAATGCCACTGGTTCAATAAATGTCATTACTCAGTCCAGCAGTTTCGGAGTGTTTGCGTTCAAGTATCCGGGCTCTCTGGATAGTATGTCCTACTCCTTCTGCGAAAATTATGGTGATCTGGTATTTGTCACAACCCAGGCAGCCAAACCCGGCACAGAAAAATATTTCGCAATGCGGGGAGATAGATTTATTACCCCTGGAAATATCACCTGCGCATCACTGACACAGACTTCAGATGCGGATAAAAAAGACGATGTCAAAGCCATCGAGAACGCACTCGACAAAGTAATGAGCTTAAGTGGAGTGACATTCAACTGGAAGGATAGCGGTCTTCCATCTGCTGGGGTTATTGCCCAGGAACTCATCAAAGTTCTGCCGGAGGCTGTCGGGTCAGTATTTGAAGATCATGATCAGTATGAGTCAGTTGAAGAAGTTAATGAGGCTGGTGAGGTGACATTCACCCAGCAACTGACAAGAAAAAGAGATGACAGTAAGCGCAGCTATACGGTGGAATATGCAGGTGTTATCGCCCTTTGCCTCCAGGCCATTAAAGAACTTAACGACAAAATCGAAGGCAGGTCGCGTTAAGATATTCCTAGTTGACGCTCAAGGTTTTCAACTTTCACCATTAAAGCAAGGATCGCCTCATGGTGAAGAGCCGCGGCAACACCAAACGTATCAACAGATTTTACATCCTCAATCTCTGTTCCATTTCGTAAGGTTGTTTTCCCATAAGATTTCACAGCGTTAGGAAAAGCCTTCTCAACTTCCTGAGCTATGAAGCCATACCCATGCGCAGGAGTGTCGAGGCGGTCCCATTCAACGCCTCGAAGCTGCTGCATTTTCATAAGTGGATCAGCGATTACCGTTACATTTTCTTTGATACGCTCATCAGATGCCGTTACCCAATTGCCTGTGGCAGCGCCATTGGAATGGAAAACCCAAGTGACCATCCCTTCCTGATTCGACCCTTTCAGGTTTAGTGTGACATTATCAAAATTAGCCCCGCCACCACGGGCTCCCCCGAAAGACCATTCTCCTGTATACCAGGTGCCTTTGATGAGGTTGACGTAATTACCTGTATTTGGGTTATAGCCACTGGCCACCACCAGGCTGATGCCGTTATTCATCAATCCACCGCCACCATTATCCCCAGAATTAATGGCAAATCCGGGGTTACCGTTAATCCCTGGCTGGACTGTAATGGGGCTCGTAATTTTCCCACCTGCTTTCTGATCGACAGTATTTAAGCGCGAATCATCCCCGGCAGCCACCGTTCCAGCAGCTGTTCCAACGCCCCTCGTAGCACTGTCTCCCAAACCGAGGTTTGTGCGAGCGCCTGGTGCTGTTGTCGATCCGGTACCGCCCTGATTAACAGGTACGGCCCCGCCGCTCTTAGTCGCCATATTGTCAGACAGATATTTCCATGACGGGCCGGTGAAGGTAGTGCCGTCTGGCAGTTTCACTGTGATGTTTCCGGCGGCGCTGTAAACCTGCTGCCAGTTCTGTTTGTCGTAATTCAGTCCACGCAGTGCTTCAGCACTTTGCGCCACCAGCGCGGCAGTTACCATGTTCAGCGCCACGCGGGGAACTGCTGACCAGGCCGCACCGGATTGCGTTGGCCCGGTAAAGTTGCTGACAAGCGTGAGCTGCGCATTACTCTCTACCGATTTTACGGGCAATGTATACGACACGCCGCCAACAGTAGAGACAATAAAGTCACCTGCAGCGAGTTCAGTTGCGAATGAGGTTTCGGAACCGCCAACAATAGCGGACCCATTTGTCAGGGTGATGGTTCCTGCAGACATAAAATACTCCTGAATTCAGATAATAAAAAACCCGCCTCGGCGGGTTCTTGTTTTATTCATTTTGTACAGGTCGAGCTGGTAAAGTTGTTTTTACTTACCCATCGCCAGTTGAAAGGATATCCAGCTTTGTATTCAATCTGATTTGCTACTCGCCTAACACCATAGACCCTAACAGTCTGTTCTTGTCCACCGACAACTATTACGGCCTCACATACTGGATTCTGCTTCTCAAGGAGATTGGATGAGCAAGCAGAAAGAAGACTGCAAAATAGCAACATGCCTGATATTTTTTTCATTATTTATCCCTGAGGTAATTAGTATTATAAAAATTAACCTGACGGGGAGATTAATGAAAATAGATTAAACAGATCAATATCAAAACATTGATCGTTTTAAACGATCATTTAATCAAATGTAGCCGTATTGATAGCGGTCAAAGAAATCCCTGTGTTGGTTCCTCCGCCTGGTGAGCCAGTTCCGGTAGATGTACCACCTGCGTTTATTCTCGTACTGCCACCATTAAACCTACACGATGAATAGGCATTTATGGTGTAGATAGTTGGGGGCTGAGTGGAGTTATTAACGATAATCGTCTGACCAAGCTGTGCTGGAGCTACAGCCCACGACCCGGAAAGTGTCTGATCAATGTTAATCCCACCGCTTGCACCAGGACTCCCCACAGTTTGAAGATCAGAAAGCACCCTTGATTCGTTCGTCAGAACAAGCTTACCGGTGGCATCCCAGATAGCAAATCCCCACGCAGGAAGTGTTTGCGGGAATATTGCAAAGACATAGGCAGTAAGCGTAAAGCTCTGGTTATACGGGTTCACACCACCAATATAAACATTTCCTCCGAGTCGATATGACACGACTGGTGTCGGTTGCGCCGTATCAGTAGTTTTGATAAACACCATTACCGGATAATCTGCAGGTATAGAAAGATATTGCGTCACCTGCTGTGAACTGCCGTTAGGTGAGGAGCTAAAGGTGTATTTATCGTAGAGGCAGAATGGAGTTGATTGCGGCGTAACGAAGGGATTTCCATTATCCATCAATATCATCGCACCATAATCAGCCATTATGCTTTCTCCATAAAAATAATCAGCTCGCATTTAGATGCCGGATAATTGCCCAAGCCCGTTTCTGATGCGGGTGTCACAGCAATGGTGTTCCCGCTCGCTACAATTCTGCGTCCGACACTGTTTCCCCCCTCGTCAAGAGAAACAACAAACCCCACTTTAAACCCCTGAGGTAGGCTAAAGCTCCATGCCCCTGAGTTCTGCCCTGCCGCTAGTGGAATACGTCCAACAACCGAAACTGGCTTAATGCCATAGTTATTGGGACTTCCACTCGCATCCCATGTTTGTATACCCCATGACATCAGAACACTCCTGTCAGTTTGCCAATCTGTACGCGGAGGACACCATTCGCATCCCTGATGCTGTCAGTAACGTTCGTGGTCTTTCTTGCTCCTTGGCCGTCACTACCGTAGTTTTCCCAGGTACCACCTTTATCCAGTTTCCATCCGGATTGTCCGGCAACGTAATTGTTGGACTGAATGAAATTGCCAATTTTGGCATTGGTGATCGTGCCATCCTGAATAAATGCTGAGCTCATAAAGACCTGACCATTAACCACCGCGAACGGTGAGTACTGGGCGTCACCACTGCCACTCATCAGTACAAACTGATTAGCGTTGAACCCAATACGCGTAACTACCGGTTTCCCAGCCTCAGCAAGCACAGCAATCGACATCCCGGCGTTGTACATTACCCCGTTTATCCTCACGCCTGTTTTGAGGGTGTAGATTGCCGAAGCACCGGAGGCATCGACGACGGCTGTGAGCTTGTCTTCCAGGGAAGCGGTGACGTTGTCGATCTGCGCCTGCACCTGTGTCGACATTTCGGCCATTGCCCTATCCACCTCAGCAATAGTCGTTTTCACAACCAGGATATCGGCGCGTACCTCTCCGTATTGCGCCCATTGATGTTCAACTGTTCCATGGTTGGCCAGCGCGTTCTGCATTGCAGCTTCAAGATTGGTATCAATATCGCTGGTCAGACGGTCGCCGTCGGCCGAGGTAAGGAAATCGTCTGCTATTTCACCCAGATAATCATCAGCATTATCGTTAGACATCCCCCTGATCCAGTCGGTATAACCGGACTCATTACCCGTTCTGTCTACCAGTTGCGCGCGGTACCAGAATTCCTGCCCTGCTTTAAGGCCGAGCTGGGTGTATTCCGCAGATGGATAAGGCACATCTGAGAGCAAGAGTGGATTTGAAAAGTCACTGTTGGCAGTGTACTGAATTTCCGTTTTTAGCGTATCGCCGGTGTTTGCCGGAAAACCCCAGTTCAGACGGATCCCCCAGTTAATGCCCGTGGCCGTGAATCCTACTGGCTTAGGCGGATTACCTACTTTGCCAGTCAGGATCTTCTCTTCTGAATATCCCCATCCTGAGGAAATTTCAGCGGCATTAATTGCGCGCACGCGCACCAGGTAGCGCCCGGAATAAATCCCCGGGACGTCAAATGACGTGGTGGAGCTGCGCGGCATGTTCACCCAGTTTCCGTCATTGCGGCGCCACTGCCCCTCATAGGCGATAGCGTTCTGCGCCTGGTCCCAACTGACGCGCATCGTTTCGACGCTGATATTCTGCTGAACCACAGAAAACGAGCTGATCACGATGTTAGCTGGCGGTGACTGATTACCAGGAGGTATTACACTTATTGGCCGCTGGTCGATAATTGCGCCATTATCGATACGGGCATATTTATCCGGATCGTGCCATGCAGCGGTGATCGAGAAGGTGCCATTATCGTTATCGCTTACGCTGACAACGCAGTACTGCTGAGCGTAAAGCTCGTCAGATTCCACCACCCAAACAGCTTCGGCCTGTGGCGTCTCACTGTATGCCGTGGTGACTGTGACTGATTCACCGTTCACGGCCTGAATGGTCCTGCTCTGCGACGCTCCGGAAGGTAGGTTGAGAATAAGGCGATCACCTGCTGCCGCATCTGCCACGCGGTCAAGTTTGATAACGCGACCGTTAACGGCGCTGATGCGGCCGCCCATAACCTTTCCGGAAAGCAGCTCGTCTGCAACGGCGATGATGTAGCCCGGCTGCGGAATGTTTCCGTCCAGCCCGACATCAAACGAAACAACGCGATCCTTGTTGTTGGTGAGAATACCCCAGCGCCCCTTTCGGTTAGCCTCTGACTGTCTGGTGCAGCCGATGGCGGTCATTTCCAGTTGGTTAAAACCGTACCGCGCAACCAGCGCCTGCTCAAATACCGGCTCCATCGCATCGGCGTAGGCATTACCGGGATCTGACCACGACACTAGCGCCGTGGTATAGCGGGTTTTCGTGGTGCTGCTCGAATAGGTAAAACGCCCTTCAATAACGTTAGCGCGCGTATAGCTGTAATCTACATCACGCGGCATGTCTGCCAGGGCCACAATCTGATCCCCGCCCCAGTAGGTCATGCCACGGAAGATGGCAGCAAAATCGCGGAGGACTGTGTAAGCATCATTCCGGTCCTGAATGTACACGTTGCAGGTATAACGCGGTTCGGTACCGTTACCACCTTTGCCGTCAGGAACCATCTGATCGCAATACTGGGCAACCTGATAAAGCGTCCATTTATCGATGTTAGCAGCTGTTAAGCGGTGGCCGAGGCCGAACCGGTCAGAAACAACCAGATCGTAAAAAATCCACGCGGGATTGTCCGTCCATGCCCATTTAAACGCACCGGTCCATGTGCCGCTGTAGGTACGGGTTTCTGGGTCGTAAGTATCTGGCACGCGGATTACGCGGCCGCGGGGCTCGCAGGAGATCTGAGGGATAGAGCCGTTAAACTGGCTGGAGTCGAATTCGATGTAGAGCAGCGCTGTGTTTGGATAACGTAACTTGGCGTCAATCACCTCAGTGATGCTCTGCAGGGTCATCGTATCGCCGATCTTCGCGCTGTTGGCATCGGCGGTAATTTTACGCAGTCGAATTGTCCAGGTGCTGCCAGCCTGCGGTAAATCAATTCGATGGCTGCGCTCATATCCTGATGTCGTTTTCCCGGTCACGCTGGTATTGAGTACCGTCTGCCATGTTCCGCCGTCCGTCTGCAGGTCGATAGCATAGTTGATCGAATAGCCGACCAAATCCCCGTCATCTTCCTGTTTAAACAGAGACGGCCATTTCAGACGCAGGCGTACTGCCGAGAGCTTGGTGTTAGTGAAAGTGCGTGTCCAGGCTGTAACACTGGAAACTTCAGTACCCACGCTGATTTCGTTTTCAGTACCGGGAATGCCCTGGATGTAATTTTGTGCCTGCGTTCCCGCGCGAAACTCCCACGTCACGCCGCTGAAGTTTTGTGAGCCGTCGGAGTTCTCCAGCGCCGTTCCGTCCAGGTAAATATCTTTGCCGGTTAGCTGCCCTGCAAACTCCCCTTCCCCAAGCGCAACGAGGATTTTAGCCTTCGCTACAGATTGAAGATCATCTGGCTGTTCAGTAGGGGTTCGGGAACTGGAGCTGCCGCCCTTGCGGCCCTTTAACACTTTTTCTGTAGCCATATTGCGCCCATAAAAAAGCCACCCGAAGGTGGCCTGAAAAAAGGTTTGTTATCTACTGCTGATCTTCGACATAAATTCCGGCTGAAATAATCGCTCCGCCGATTCGCCGGCGACCATAAAGTAGCGGTACCGGGTAGCCCTGAGCTGCAGTGTTTGTCACTCCACCGAATGCGTATGAGGCGCGATTATCCGAGCTTTGTTTGCTGGCCAATCCCGTTGGTTGAGGAGAAAGCATTTGCACAACCCCGCCGACTATCATCGCCGCACCAAATTGTGCGACACCATACCCGGCTGCAGATAACGTACCTGCTGAAAAATAGCCAACAGCCACCCCGACAACAACCAGCACTGCACCAAGGATTGTTTGTAATATCCCTGCTTTTTTACTGCCTATAATAACTGGAACAATACGGATAACGTCACCGGTAACCGGAAAGCCAAGATCATCCTCACCAATGTTTCTTTTACCCTTAAACACAGAGTATGTGAGCCCGCGACGCTGGCTGGAAATCATAAACTTCTCAAATCCAGGAATGGTCTTCGCGAGTGCGACACCGGCCTCGCTCACACGTGAAATCAGGCGATGGTGAACTTTTCCAAACGTTTTACCAAGAACTCCGCCAAGTTCAATTCGACTCATAACCTCTTTCATACAATTTCCACACATAAAAAAAACCGCCGAAGCGGTTTAAATATCAATTTTGTGCAGCTTTACCGCCGGTACACTGATATTCGACAGATACGTTGGACATAATACAGCTCCCAAAACCATCCATCTGTCCACACTGGCTAGTTTGTCCGCCAAAAGGTTCTGCACCTTCATATCCCCAGGTTTTACATTTTTGGGCGGCTAAAGATGCGGCTTGATTAAGGTCAACAACAGGCTTTTCAAATTGACCGACTGTATAACCCATTCTCACAGTACCATCGGCCTTGCTTCCCCCCATAGGGACCATTTCCTTTCGAACCGCGCAACCAGATAAAATCATGGTAGTTAAAACTATCAGGACTATTTTCTTCATCATTTATTTCCCTTAATTACAATCGGAAATATCTTAACACCATTCAATCTGGCTGCAATATAAGAATTATTTTTTGATGACATAATTTAATATACAAATAAATCTTTATAGCGCAATAACTTAACTGTTCGTTCCTGCCAGTAGCCGCCGTACGGCACACGCTGGCTTATGTGTCCGTACAGGTGATGCAACAGCATATTGCCCTCCAGCAAAATTCCCGCGTGATTCCACTTATCGGCCTGGACCTGCATGATCACCATATCGCCTGGCCTCGGCGGTCCGTCGAACTCTCTGAAACCGCACTCGTACCAGCAATCCTGATAGAAGTTGTCCGGATAACTGTTTTCCCACCATGGATAATCTACCCGGTAATCGTGCAACTCAATGCCGTGGTTCTGGCGGAAATAGCTCATGACTAGACCCCAGCAGTCAAAGTGACCAAGCACAAACGGACGCTCGAGCAGCGGCAGTTCTCCGCGCGGCTGGATGGTACGTAAATCCCCCTCCGGCCAGCTCACGATGTGCCAAGGTAAAAGCGTTGCATCGCATTGCGCTTTATCCAGTTCGCTTGGTTGCGTCGTGGCATCAGGGTGACTGTGAGCGATGGCGATCACAGTTCCCCAGTCTTCAGCTGCTGCGTAATCTTCCGGACAAAGGACAAAATTGTCCTCTGGCGCCGCTGCAAGATTACGGCACGGGAAATAACGTTCAACGCGGCTTTTCTGCGCCACGACGCCACAGCACTCACGAGGATATTCAGCTGCAGCATGCGCCATAATGGCATCAATGGTTTTCTGACGCATATCAGCTCCTGATTAAAGACGTCCCCGGGAAGCCACCAAACGAGAGTTCATTATTTTCGCCGAACCGAAGTTTGCAGGCCGTCAGAGTGCCGCTGCATTCATCCAGGGACGGATCGCTGACCGGGTTATTGTTTTTGTCGAAATAGTTGGCCCCGGCATAATCGCAGCCGTCGCCGGTGCGATACTTGTTCCGGATGCACCAGGTACAGAGCGAATGCAGCTGCCGCGTCGGAATCATCAGTCCCTGCAGGTCCATCGGGCTTGAAAGCGTGAATTCAACAGACTCGTTTGTCTCACCGCTTTTGGCATCGATGTAAAATACCTTCACTTTTTCCTGCGTAGGGTCTGCCGTGGCATTCCCATCCGTAAAATTACGCGCATCAAGGTATTTGGCCAGCGTGTCATGGATAGTGACCTTCGCCTGTAGCAGATCGTCATAAGCAAGACACAAAGCAGTAATTGAGCTGTCGAGATTGGCAACTGACAGTTTCGGCTGGGCCGAACTGCCATCAGTTGAAGCCTCTATACCTTCAATCTGACAAGGCCAGGCTTTATATTCTTTTCCCTGCCACCAGATGGGTTTTGCAGGCAGTTTATTTTCATCCCCGCCTGCAGCTTCAATCTCTTCTGGTGTATGAGCGATATTATGTGCATGGAAAAAAAGCACATCTGACATACCGAAGGCCGTACCATCGACAGAAAAAAGCCGGACTTCATTGCCTGGCTCGAGTTTTTGATAATCAGCATTAAGGCTCATGGTGCAAATGCCTGTTCAAAAGTTGCGGTTACGGTTTCCACTTTTTTATTCAGGGTGACTCGCTGAAGGCTATCTGCCTCAACACGCCAGAGGGCTAAATCACCACCAGGTGGAGTGAATGTGAAAGACTTTGTTTTATGCCTCCGCAGAAATGAATGAATCTCTCTGGCTATTACCGGATCGCCAGTAAAAGAAAAGGCATAATTAAGAACCTCATCGTTCAGGCCAGAACCACTTACCTGCTTGTATCCATCACCGAACTGTGCAGTTCTGACTGTATCTTTGCTGCTCAGAGTGGGCTGGCTTGCTGCCTGAATCTTCCATGCAAAATGCTCTATGGCCATCATTTACCTCTGTTTAGTGGCATTCCAGATGATTCCCCCAGGCCTTGTTTCGCGCGCG